TGATGTCATAGCACCAATGGAGAGACCAGCAAGAGCTGCTCTAATGGGATCAAGATTGTCACCACCCCAATCTACTGAGTTAGACTCAGAGAGATTAGGTTGCATTGGTAATGTGACTGTGGAGATTAGATTAGTAAATCTATCTTCAATATTTGTTCTACCTTCACCAAATTGAAGGCCACCAGCAACATATTTGTATGCTGATATTCTTATAAAGTCATATGGTATGCCAGGTGGAATTGAAAGTGGATATCTGAGATTTTGTTTTGAAGGTGAGAAAGATGCTGCTACTCCATCTGGTGTGACATCTGTAAAAGCATCAGTTTGTGTTAATCCAGGTTCAGTTGGTTGAGTGTTTGGTTCTTCTATACCACTAGGACTTTGTGGTTTATTACCATCACTGTTTGTGGCAGGTGGAGTTGGTGCTACTGTTGGTTCTGTTTGATTTGACTGAACACCTGAGGTAGGATTAACTATTCCAGGAACTGGATTAACTTTAGTGGAAAGGTACGTTTTAGTATTAAATGGAGAGTTTTTGTTTATTATTGATGCTCTTTCATTATTGTATTGTTTTACTCCTTGGTTTTGAGTAATAAAATATTTTTCTACATCACTTTCTGATGCATTTTTTCCATTTGCATTATTGTATTTCTTTGTAAGAGCTGCTTTATTTGTTACTACCCATTCATTGTTAGCACCAACTTCTGCAATTTTTGTGTCACCAAATATACCGTCATCAGCAAATACTTCTGCCTGACCAGTTTCAGTATTTACTAATATTTTTGTGGGTACACCATAAAAAATTAACTTGTTGGATATTTGATGTTGAGCCATCAGACAATATTTTTAGTTATTTATCTTGAAGCTTTGATATGGAATAGACCTAGCATCATTCAGTTCTAGTGGATAGACAACATGAAGATTGCCAATCACTTCTTGCCAGGTGTAATTTCTATAAGGATCAGCACCTCTTGCTGCCCAGTGATAGTTAATACCTCTGAATCCCCACTTGAATAAACCAATACAAGCAATCAATGGAAACTGATCATATTCTATTCTAGGAGTCTTGGGTTGATATATGAATGTATAATACCTACCAACATCAGGAACCACTTCAACTTCTCTGAGTACCTCAGTCAGAGCAAGCATTCTGTCATCAGCATCTGGTAAGTTGATAATGTCATCAACTACATATTCTAATCTATTTGTGTCGCTTTCTAGATACTCTTCTTGTTCCATACTGTTTGATGCCTAGCTCGTCTTCTGTAATAATTTTGAACTCAACACCATTATCAAGACAGAATTCAGTTGCTGCTTTCCACTTTGCCTGATTGACTGCATAGGTCCTTACTTCATTGATGTATGTTTTAGTTGTTCTAGCAGGTTTCTTTGGTTCTTGTGTCTGCTTTTTTGGTTTAACTTCAACCACATACTTTTTAACCGTACCACCAGACTCTCTCACTTCAATCAAATAATCAGGATAGTATCTGTGAACTCTGTTATCTACAGGAGACACATAAGGAATGCTAAACTCTTCAGATGCCCATCTGAGTATGTTGGGATTGGTGTCACAGTATTGACAAAATCTTCTTTCCCAACTACTTCTGCAGACAATATTGTTTGGATTTCCTTGATACTTTTCAGGGTGAGACGGTTTATAAATTGACTTTATGCTTTCCGCCATACATAGTAATAGTAATCACGCCTATTTATAGATGGCAGGACCAAAGCCAAATAGTATTGGAACCTCAGCATTGAAGAGCAAGATTATGAATCTTGCTCAAACCTCAGTCTATCAAGTCAAAGTTCAACCCCCAAGGGATGTTGATAGATCACTTGGAGGTTTATATCAAAGGAAAGGTAGAGACATTGATTTGCTGTGTAGTGATACAACACTACCAGGTAGTTCTTTGGCAACTCACGATATCACATCTGACTTTATGGGTGTGACTGAAAAAATGGCATATAGAAGAATATATGATGATGTTATAGATATGACATTCTATGTTGATAAAGATTATAAAGTCATTGATTTTTTTGATGGTTGGATAAACTTTATTACTGGAATGGGACAGACCGCACCATACTCTTCATATAATAGTAAAGAAACTGGATATAGAATGTCTTACCCAAACACATATAAGACTGACATTTTTGTCACAAAGTTTGAAAAGAATATAGCAGACAATGCATTGTTCTATAGATTCATAGATGCATTTCCAATCTCAATGAATGCTATTCCAGTAAGATATGATGAAAGTGAAATACTGAAAGCTACAGTTTCATTCTCTTATGTGAGATATACAAAACAAAATCTTGCAAGCAGCAGTCCTGAAAGAATACTTCAAGCACAAAGAGACTTTGAAAGACTTCTGGATCAAGCAACTACTAGCACTGTATCAGGTGTTATGCAGCCTGTAAATTTTGGATTAACTGGATCAGGAACACAAGCAGAAAACAGGGGAATCACAAGAGACTTCGCAGATACATTTGGAATTGCCTAATAAATAATCACACTGAAATAATCTATAGGTTGTTATGCCTTTACCAAAAATTGCTACACCAACTTATGAGTTGGTATTGCCTTCTACTAATCAGACAATTAAGTATAGACCATTTCTTGTAAAAGAAGAAAAGTTATTGGTCCTTGCATTAGAGAGTGAAGATACAAAACAAATTACAAACGCAATTACTTCTGTCATTAAAGGTTGTATTATTACTAAAGGCATTAAGGTAGAGAGTCTTCCTACTTTTGATATTGAATATCTTTTCCTTAATATCAGAGGTAAGTCTGTTGGTGAAGAGGTTGAATTGAATATTGTGGCACCTGATGACGGTGAGACAGAGATCCCTGTCAAAATCAACCTTGATGATATCAAAGTGGTTCAGAATGATGATCATTCAAAGACAATTAAAATTGATGATACACTGATGATGGAAATGAGGTATCCATCTCTTGATCAGTTTATCAAAAACAATTTTGACTTTGGTGGTGATACAGACATCAATCAATCATTTGAATTGATTGGAAGTTGTATTGAAAAGATTTATAGTGAAGAGGATGTTTGGTCAACTGATGATGTAAGTAAGGATGAGGTTACTGAATTCCTTGAACAGATGAACTCAATTCAGTTTAAAGAGATTGAAAAGTTCTTCAATACAATGCCTAAACTTTCTCATACAATCAAAGTCACCAATCCAAAGACAAAGAAAAAAAGTGAAGTGGTTCTGGAGGGCTTATCCAGTTTTTTCGCATAGGCATGATCCATATGGATCTTGAGGGTTATTATAAACTCAATTTTGCCTTAATCCAGTACCATAAATATTCATTAACGGAGATTGAAAATCTTATTCCGTGGGAACGTGATGTTTATGTGGATCTTCTGAAGCAACATTTAGAGGAAGAAGAACAAAAAGCAAAGGCAAGACAGAATGGATGAAATTCCAGAGGGTTTAGATGATCTTTTGAATAGTATTAGGGGTGGTGGATCCTCTGCGCTTGCTTTAAGAAAAAAAGATACAGAAGATAATATAGTAGATGAAAGAATAGATGAAAGGATCCTTAGACTTCTTGGTCTTGAGGATGTAACTGATATTGACTACTCTACATATAAAACTCTTCTCAGAGAAAGAGTGGCTGCTGCTAGAATGGGTGATAGCTCTATACCCACTGAAGAAGTAGAACTTGTCACTGAAGAGTTTAAAAGAGTCAAGTCAAAGACTGGTAGATTTAAAGTAAAGAAAAGTGCTATAAAGAAAGATGCTTTCTTTGGAGCAGCAACTGCGGCAAAGACCAGAGCATCAAAGAGAAGAGGTGGTCTAAGAGCTCTACCTGCTGCCATTGATAATGAGGAAGAGAAAAGCGAAGAGCAGGATCAGTTTGTTAAAACTGTTCTTGCGCCAAGTCTTGTAACCATTGAAAAGAACCTTGAAGGTATTTTGGATACTTTGACCAAGCAATATCAGCTTGATAAAAAGGAGAGTGAAATTGAAAGCAAAGAAAAAGAAAAAGCAAAGAAAGCAGGAAGGGAAGCAAAGTTAGAAGGAAAGGATGAAACAGATAAAGTAAAAACTACAGCAGAGAAGATAGCAAAACCAGCAAAGGGCATCTTTGATGTTATCAAAGACTTTATTATCAACACTTTGATGGGTGGATCTATTTCTAGAATTATTGAAATACTTAGAGATCCTGCTGGTGTATTTGAGAGGACCTGGAAAGGTGCTATTAATGCTATCATTGGAGTACTAAACTCTATCTTGAAGACAGTATTTGATTTCATACTTCAACCATTCAATTTATTGATAGGTCAACTTGATGATGCCTTGAGATCAATAGAATCAAACATAAACAAAGCTCTTTCTTTATTTGGGCAGGAAGGAATATCTCTGCCCAATTTAAATCCCATACCAGTTCCACAAATACCTACACTAGAATTGCCACAGGAGAAAACAGAAGTTCCTGGAATGGTAGGTGGTGGTTTAATTAATAGCAAAACTGGAAGTCTGATATCAGGAATGGGCAAGGATACACAACTTGTAGCACTGTCTCCTGGTGAGGTTGTGATGAGCAATAAAGCAGGTGATATGTATGGTAGAGATAATCTCCTTGCTATGAATGCCTCTGCTGGTGGAACAAACAAACCCAAGAAGGGTAAGGTTATGGGATTTGAGGGTGGTGGTATTCTTGACTTCATTGGTTCAGGTGAAGGTGGATACAACTCTATGAACCAGGGAACACAAGGTAATAGGATTGTTGGTAGCACACACAATGCTTCCTCCAAACTTGGAAAAAATTTGACTGATATGACAATTGGTGAAATAATGGATAGACAGTCATATCTGATGAACAAATCCAATCCTCAAGTCAGTGACTATGGAATCTTTGCTGCTGGTAAGTATCAGATCATTCCTGGAACAATGCCAGGAGCAGTAAGCGCAGCAAAACTAAGTAGAGATGATATGTTCTCTCCTGACAATCAGGATAAGCTTGGAATGGCTTTGATAACAACCAAGAGACCAAGAGTTGGTGCTTATCTCTCAGGTAGAAGTAATGACCTACACGGAGCAATGGAGGCATTATCATTAGAATTTGCTTCTATTCCTGATCCTGACACTGGATTATCAAAGTATGGTTCAGGAAATAGAACAGCACACACAGTTGAAGAAGTAAGAAACGCATTGATAAGAAGTAGACAGTCTGGGGATGGGGTTAAGTTATCACCTCAGAATAAAAATAAATCTTTCAATCTAATTGAATCTGCTCCATCTTCGTCTGGAACAAATGTGAAGGTTGTGTATGCTCCTACTGGGGCACCAGAAAAATCAGCAGCTACTGCTGGTTCCTCTGCCAATCAAAAGAGAATACCAGCATTCTCAGCAATTGATGCTAACAATTTTGAGATGCTTGTTATCAAATCAATCTACAATATTGCGGGGTAAGATAGATGTTACCAGCATTACTTGGAGCAGGAAGAGCATTACTAGGAAGCACTGTTAAAAACGCAGTCAAGAATAAGGCATTTGATACAGCAAAGAATTTTGTTACTGGTAAAGGTAAGAAGAAGAAAGGGGGTGCTCTGGTAAAAAGAGAGGGAACAGAAATAACTCAAAACAAAGCAATAGTTAAACCTTCTCAGACATATATGGGAAAAACTGTTTCTGGCGGAAGTCTCAGACCAGAAAGAGCAAAGGTTATTGGTGGAGAAGGAGGGAATGTCAGTTATGAAAAACTGACTCAAAGACTTGATAATATTATTGGAGTGACTAGTGCTTTAGATAAAGTTGTCAAGGCGCAATATAGTCAAAAAGAAGATAACGCAAAGAAGAGATTTAATGAAAGACAGAAAGCAAAAAGAGAGGGGAGAGAAGGACAACTAGAGAAAGGATCAAAGGTATTAGGTGTTGTTGGGGGAGTTGTTGGAATAGCAAAGAAGTTTAATATTTTTGATTATCTTCTGAACACATTGCTTGGTGGTCTTGCTGCCCTTTTCATTCAAAACTTTGATGGTATAAAATCATTCTTTGGAGAATTTGGTGAGTCTTTTGAAAATAGAATGAGTCTCCTCAAATGGGGCATCACAGCACTTGCTAATCCATTTAAGAGCACCACAAAGGCACTTGTCAATGTATTCAAACCTGCTTTTAAAGTAGTAGGAAAAGGAATAGCAAAAGGAATTGATGCTGTTGGGAGTTTCCTCTCTAAGGCATTTGGTAAACTGGGAACTGGTGTTTATAACTTTGCTAAGAATATTGTAAAGAAAATCAATAATGCTGCTTTAACACAAGGTGCTAAGGCAGCTGCCAAGGGAGCAACCAGTGCTACTAAAGGTGTTACAAGCACATTTTCAAGAGGTGTTTCTAGAGTACCACAAAGAGCTGCCATAAAACTTTTTGGAAAAGAAGGTGCCAAGAGATTGGGTTTATTCTCAAAGGCATTCAAAAGAATACCAGTCGTTGGCGCACTGATTGGTATTGGTATTGACTTGGCAATGGGTGAATCACTGGACAGAGCAGTCATTGGAGCCATAGGAGCATCTCTAGGTTCCACCATAGGTGCTTTTATTGGTCAGGGTCTCATACCTATTCCATTTGTTGGTGCTGGAGTGGGTGCTTTAGTTGGTGCTGGTATTGGGGATTGGGCTGCTAAAACTCTTTATGGTAATATGGCTAAAGAGATTGGTGGGCAAGGATTAAGTTTGGCTGGAGAGTCTGAAATCACTGAAGAGCAAAAGAAAGAAAAACTACAAGAGCAAAGGGAAGAAACACAAAGAATAATGAGCACTCCATATGAACCTTATGAGGGAACAGGAGACAGGTCTGGGGCAGCAAATGAGGCAAAGCAAGCAGAAGCAATAGCAAGACATTACAGCAAATCACTTCCTCCATTACCACCAACAAACACAATGCACGGTCAAGCATATGGTGCCTCTAGAAGTGGTGGTGCTAGGAAGCACGCTGGTGTAGACTTTGATATTAGTGGAAATGAAAAGTTCTATTCAAGAATAGGTGGAGAGGTTGTAAATGTAGGAAATGATCCAGGTGGTTATGGAAATTATGTTGACATCTACAACTCTCAATTGAATGTTACAGAAAGAATAGCAGAGGGTAGAGATGTTTTAGTCAAGAAAGGTGATATGATAGCACCTGGACAACCAGTAGTTCAAGGAGAAACCAATACTGGTGTCATTCATTATGAAATAAGAAAAGGAAAGAAAACAACTTTTGGATTTGACAATACTTTAAATCCTCTTGATTTCCTTAAGAGACCTGAAAGTCAAGTAGAGATATCTCAAAAAGCACCATCAACCTCAGCAGTAAGAACCGCACAGTCAGTCCAAAGAAAGGCATCATATGAGGGTGGTGGTGAGCAAGTAGTTGTTGTTCCTGCTCCTCAACCACAACTGATACCTTCAGTATCAAGTGGTAATTCTGGTGCTCCAATAGTTGTTGGAGGGTCTACCAGAGCAATGGTAAATAGTTATTATAAATCTCAGTTGATGGGATTCTTATACAAGCAAGGTTAATGGCAAAACAGAATTCTCCAGCAGAACCATCCAATATACTCAGATTTCAGATAACCTCTAACAAGGGTAATAGTTATGATATAACGCCTGGAGTTGCTGAGTTTAGTTATTATGAGAGTGTTCTTTCAAATACTGTTACAGCAACAATCAGTTTTGTTGAGACTGGAAATGCTTCAAATGGAAACAGAGGTGTTGCTATTGGTGGATTGCTTGACAACCTTCCCATTCGTGGTGGAGAGAGAACTGATATAACAATTGAAGATAACTATGGATACAAACTAAAGTTTGATAATGGTTTGTATGTAAACAGGGTAAGGAATGCTATACCTGATACTCAGAAAGATGTTTACTTTATTGACCTAGCTTCAAAGGAGTACTTTGCTAATGAGCAGGTCAGGGTAGTAAAGAGATACAAAGAAGCACCTATTTCTTCTCACGTATCTGAAATCCTGAAAAAGGTTTTACAATCAAAATCTAAACTTGATATTGATACTACCAGTTTGAATTATAATTTTTATGGTAATGATAGAAAACCATTCTATATCTGTACTTGGTTAGCATCAAAATCAATACCACAAGTTTCAGCAAGTGGTGGTAGTGGTGGAAATACATTGAATGGCGCAGCAGGATATCTCTTCTATCAAACACGCAATACAATACATTTTAAGTCTATTGATAATCTGTTCAAACAAAAACCAGTAAAGAAATATATCTACTCCAACACTCCTGGAACTCCCAAAGGTTATGATGGTTCTATCAAGAGTTATACTATTGATAGTGATATAGATCTTAACCAAAATCTGACTCTTGGTGCTTACAATAACAGAACTATATTCTATGATCCTGTATCATTCAATTACTATGTGAGAAATTACAGCATCACAAATCAGAAAAATAAAATTACAACAGCAGGAAAGCAAGAAGAGGAGACTGGAAATCTTGTAGCAAAAGAATTTACTCAATCACCAACTAGGTTAATGAGTGCTGTGATGGATGTTGGATACAATCCACCTGGAGCAACCACAAGAGAACAACTTGAAGCTTGGAAAAACAATCCACAGACACCAAACTTTGATGCTCCAAAGACAATGGTACAGTCTATTATGAGATACAATCAGTTGTTTACAATTCAAACAAACATTACAATACCAGGTGATTTTAGTATCAAAGCAGGTGACACTATTAGATGTGATTTTCCTGAGGTTAAAGGTAAAACAGGTACATCAAAGGACATAAATAAAAAAACTAGTGGTGACTATCTCGTAGCACACGTATGCCACAGAATAACACCATCAGAAACATTCACCAGCCTTGGATTGATAAGAGACTCTTACGGAGTAAAGATAGATAAATGATAGATCAAGGACTTTTTCAAAAACATTTTGTAGGAAGGGATGGTTTCCAATGGTGGATTGGACAAGTCCCTTCTTCAGAGGTGTGGAAAGAAAATAAACCAGGAAAAAATGTAAACTCTACATCTGATTCAGATTATAGAGGTTATGGTGAAAGATATAAAGTTCGCATTATGGGATACCATACTGCGAGCAAGGAAGAGATGCCTGATGAGGATCTTCCTTGGGCATCTGTGATGTATCCAGTCACTGCTGGAAGCGGTGGAGGACATAGTTCACAGACATCTAATATCACACAAGGAACCTTTGTCTATGGTTTCTTCTTAGATGGTGAGCAAGGTCAGCAGCCTGTTATTATGGGTTGTATTGGATATAATGATTACCAAACTGTGATGAGGAATGTTCCCAACACAGGGTTTGTGCCTTTTAGGGGTCTTCCATCTCCTGAACGTATTCCTCCTACTGCTAGACCAGTTAGTTCAGGTGGTCAAACTTTACGCCAAGAAGAATCATCTGGTTCTGTTGTAAATGGTAGAGAAACAACTGGTGTTGAATCTTCAACCAATATTAAAGATCAAAATACAAAGGATGCTGCTGATGAAGACACAGCAGTTGCTGCTGAACCAACAACTTGTGAACCCATCCCTGTCAGCAAGATGCAGCAGCAGATCAGGAATCTGATCAGAGATGTAGAGAGAGCAAAGAAATCACTATATGATTTTGAGCAAGGGGCGATGGATGACATCGCAAATAAAGAACAATGGATTAATCAAAAAATTGAGGAGAAGGCTGAAGCAATTGCTGCTGGACTGAAGTCAATTTATGAGCAGATTGAAAAATTTGTAAATGATAAAACAAATGAAGCATTAAAATTTGCCTATGACATTGCCTTTCCAAATGAAAGAAACAGAGTTAAGCAAACATCTCAAACAATTCTTGATACTATTGCCTGTTTCTTCAGAAAACTTTTTGGGCAACTTCTTCAATTAGTCATCAAGTTCTTAAAAGATGCTGTTGATAGAGTTATCAATGTCTCTAAGTGTTTTGTAGAGAATTTTGTTGGGACTATCTTAGGAGCATTGAGTGGCATTGTTGAGGGATTGTTTTCTGGAATTACAAATCTAATCTCTGGTGCTGTTGATGTTGGTGAGGGAGCACTTGACCTTGGAACAGAAGTCCTGGGTCTGATTGATAATATCATTTCATTCTTAAGTTGTGATGCGCCTCCTCAGTGTGCTGAGGTTAATGAGTGGAACATTGTCACTGGTGGCAATAAAGTAACAAGAGGGGATATTGATTCCATAGTCAGTAGAGCAAAAGACCTGTCTCAACAAACAGTGAATGTAGGTTTAGATGCTCTTGATAACTTTGAATCATTAGTAGATATTGATTTCAAAAACTTCTTTGATCTGGATGCTTGCAACATAAGAGAGGTTTTATGTGGAGCACCAATCCTTGAGTTCTTTGGTAGTGATGGAGTAGGAGCTGCTGGTAACCTTATCATTGGTGCTGCTGGTGATGTTATTGGTGTTGATATGCTCAGTTTTGGTGTAGGATACACTGAAAACACTCAGGCAAAGGTCATTGATATTTGTGGTAAAGGGTCTGGTGCTGTATTAAGACCCATATTTGGTAGAATACCAACTGATGGAACATCAGGAGCTGGAGTTGGTGGAGGAACACCAGCAACATCACCACCTAACATTGGATTTGGTCCCTTCCAACCACAGAACTATCCATTCCCTGGTGGTCCTGGACCATCACTGTCACCTGTTCCACTTGGCAATCCTGGTGGTGTAACACCATATTATGGGTCTGGTCCTACCAACTTTGGCAATCAGTTGCCACCTGAATGTATTGATGTTGAGTTCACAGTCACTAGATCTGCTGATCTTTCTAACATTATTACATTTAGATTGGTAGATGCTGATCCTGGATTTATTAATGGTTGGGATTACACTGGGGATGATGTTAGTGATGGTCAGCAAATAGGTGGATCAAAATATATTGAGTGTGTTGTTCCAGGTGTAGATTACATTGTCAAAGCATTTCTTCCTGATGGAACACCCACTCCAAACCCATTAAGAATTGATGCTGGTGGTTCTACTGTCAGAATGGATGATGCCTGGGATGGTGGAGTGGAAACAATCACAGAAGAGATAATTATTACTGCTCCAACAGAAGCATCAGTCACATTTAATGTCACTTTTGA